ACCACGGTCAACGTGCCCGGGACGAGAGCGCCGGTGCCGGTAGCGGATACCCGAGCAGACCCCATCTGGCGGGTGGTCCACGGTGTCGCCGAGGTGGGCCAGCGTTTCGCGATCGACTGACACACCGCCCGAATCGACGCCGGCACACCCTGGTAGCCGTGGGTGAAATCAACGGTCACCACGCCATGGGTCGGCCAGCAGCGGCCATCCATCCGTTCGAGGACGCCGTACTCCCACGCCGTGACGGCATCGGGATCCAGCGAGGTGCCGTTGACGGTGATCGACTCGACCGACACCAGCATCAGCGTCGGCAGCACCAGCAGTTCGCCACCAGCAGGACGGACCTTCCGCGTGTCCGAGATCTGCGGCCAGATGTGCCAGTGGCAGGAGTCCCTGACGAACCCCGACGCGGCGGCGACCGCATCGTCTGGGCTGATCGTGATCTCAGACGACTCGATGAACGGCTCGGTCACCGGTCCGCCTTGTCGCGGATGATGTTGCCGTCCTCGTCTCTCGGAAGGGGTTTACGGCCACGCCGAGCAGGCGTGCGCATCTTGTCCTGCACGTCGAGACGTGCCTTGACCTCGGGTTGGGCGAGCGTTGCGTTGTAGCGCTCCGCGTCGGTCTCGTTCAGCTGCATCCGCGTCCGGACGCCACTCGGCGTCACCACGTCATACAGCTTCAGCGGTCCACCCACGATGGTCTCCTCGATTCGTTCATCGACCGGCGTCGATGCCGAGGGCTGCCCGCATGTCGCGTTTGGTGCGCCACACACTCGGCAGCCCCCGGTCATCGGTCAGCCTCAGCTGGACGAGTCGTCGGTGAGGTCGATCTTCACGAACGCGTTCGGCTGGATGACACCAAACGCGGCCCGCATCTCGGCCAGGACCGCCACCATGTTGCGGATGAAGAAGTCCGCGTGAGAGTCGGTCATCGTGATGCTGGACTGCTCGCGGTCCCACAGGATCGCCTTGCGGAAGTCACCGACGTAGCCGGTGCCGGCCGGGACGGCCTCGGTCTCCACGACCGGAAGCGCCCAGATCGGGTGCGTCGGGTCACCAGCAGGGCCACCGAAGTAAAACTGGCCGTTGTTGTCCTGCAGGAGGTCGACAGTCTCCAGGTCGGCCGGGTTCAGCAGGTAGGCATTGGCGACCGAGCGGCCCACGGTGCGGACCTTCGTCTTCGCCTTCCGCAGCGTCACCAACTCGCTGGTGTCCCACGCCTGCGACTGCACACCCGACACGTTCGCCAGGCCGTCCAGGTTCTCCCCGGTACCGTCACCGGCGATCATCTGGTCTTCCAGCTCCTCCTCGAGGCCGTACTCGAGGAAGCCGTCGATCAGGGTCCGGATCTGCGCGGCGTCGGACAGGGCGCGCTTGGTGACCGGAATCCAGTGCGCGATGGTCCGCACGTTGGTGGTCACCTTCGCCAGCGCCAGCGCCGACTCGGGCTTCACGCCGTTCGCGGCGTTCTGCGAACCCGGAGTCGCGGTCGCGGTGGACTCGGCCACCGGCGACGCGTTGTTGGTGATCGACGTGACCCGCGAGTACTCCACGGTGTCCGAGTCGGTCTGACCCGGAGTGACCACGTCACGCAGTCGCAGGGGACGCTCGAACTGGTCCAGGCCACCGACGAGACCCTTGTAGTCGTTCTGCACGAGGGCGCCGGCCGAGGTCTCCGAAGCACCGGTGACCAGTGTCTTCACCAGAGTCTTCCGGCCGCGGCGGTCCAGCAGGTTCTTGAACCCGACCGGGCGGGCCTGCACGCGGTGGTTCTTCTGGAACGCGCCACCAGGGACGGATCCCAGCAGCTCCTTGTACTCGGTCGAGTTGACGAAGTACTCACCGAGCGTCTTCCCGCCATCGGGAACGATCAGCCCGGTCGGCGTGACCTTCTCGCCGTCGCTCTCGACGAGACCGATGCCGTCGCCCAGGTCCTTCATGGCCTGGGTCAGCGCGGCATCACCCTTGGCCTGCTCGATGCGCTTCTTGACGTCGGACGCCTTGCCCATGGCCTCGGTGACCTGGGTGCGCTCCTCGTCGGTGAAGTCGCGGCCATCCTTTTCGGCCGCGTCCGCGATGTCGCGGGCGACCTTCAGGTGCGCCTTCAGTTCCTCAGTGAGTTCGTTGATCTTCTTGCTCATCGCCGAGAGTCCTTTCTGTTAGTTGGTCGCGGCGGCGAGGCCGTACTCGAGCGCATCGAGATCGGCCTGGATGCGGACGCGTTCGGGAGTTCGCCCGTTCGCGGCGCCGGACTTCGCGGCAGTGGCGGCGGCCTCATCGGCGGCGGCGTGCTGCTCGGACCCAGGGCGGCTTGCGTCCTGCTTGACTTCCGGGTCGGACCCGGCATCCACCTGATCGGTGGAAGATTTGGTGTTCCCCTCGACAGCGGCGGGGTCGCCCCGGCGGTTCTTGGCGTCGTCCTCGGCCTGTTCCGCTGCGGCGATCACTTCGCCGAGCGCGGCGTGGGCGTCCTTCAGCTTCGTGACGTGCTTGGCGGCGAGAACTCGGCCCTCCTTCACGCCGGCGGCGAGGACACCGGCCTTGACGGCGAGGAGTTCGGTCTCCTGGTTCGCTCCGACCAGGCAGGGGCCGACTTCGTAGAGCTTGAGCTGGCGCAGTTCGTAATGCATCCCGTCCTGGTCCTCGACGAGCGCGCCCTCTTCGACGTCGTAGGCGAAGGAGAACTGGGTGACTCGATTGCCCTTCAGGAGCCGGAAGACCTGTTCGGCCTTCGGGTTGTCCATGTCGAGTTGGCCGGCTACCAAGAGGCCGCCGTTGTCCTTCAGGTCATCGGGCAGCCTGTCGTCTCCGGGCTGCAGCTCCTCGGCGTCGAGCGCGTAGCCGATGTGGCTGAACGGGTCGCCCCAGTCGTGAGACCAGATGACCGGGATCGGGTTGCCAGACGCCTTCCAGGCGGCGAGCGTGTCAGTGAACGCGCCAGGGATCACGACGTCGCCGACGGAGTCCTCGTTGCCGAACACCGACACGACTGCCGTGAACTGGCCCTGATCACCTGAGTCAGTGCCCGGGGCTGCCTTGACGAGGGCGGGACATTCCTTTATCTGCATCGTGAGCCCCTCCTCGGGCATGCCGATGGGCCCTTCACGAATCCGTGAGGGGCTGCACTGTGGTTGTGGTTTAGACCGAGTCGTCCGGTCGGGGCTTGGGGCGTCTGCGGAACGCCTGCTCGATCGTCTTCGCGGCGTCGTCGAGGTTCTGCGCGCCGCTATCAGTTGGCGACGCCTGACCGCCAATGAGCACGTTCAGCGGGGTGATCAGCTCAGCTGCCGCGCCGCCTATGGCGTTGCGGTTCAGCAGCGCGCGGCCCTCGTCGCGGGTCAGCACCGGGCCACCAGTGAGGGTTTGGATCGACACGGCCTGCTGCTCGAACGAACCCTTCAGCTTCTCGCCGATGTTGAACTCGACGTACACCTGACCCGAGGAGTCCAGGTCGGGCAGCAACTGCAGTTCGATGTCCTCCTGGATCATCTCCAGCCACGGCCCGAGCGTGTCCTGGTACAGCATCTTGTGCTGTTCGGTGATGTTCGAGTACGTGGCGTTGTCGAGAATCCCGATCATGGGCGGCGGGATGTAGTAGGACGCCGCCACTTCCTCGCGGGTGAGCTTCCGGTTCTCCAGATACTGCGCCTGCTTGGAGTCGAACGACGCCGCCACGAACTGCATGCCGTCTTCCAGGATCGGCGTCCCACCGACCTGCGGCCCGTCACCCGTGTACTGCGCCTGCCACGACGACCGGAACCGTTCGAAACCGCCGTTAGGCCACGGCGTGCCAGCCGGGCGAGTCAAGTAGCCACTCACCCGGGCACCGTTGCGCCACATCTGCTCCCGGAACCCGGCCGCCGCGTACTCCTCAGCGAGGATCCGCCGCAACGACTCCATCGGCGAGACACCGTGCCGCGGATCGCTCGGGTTGTACCCGAAGAAATGCACCACCTGATCAGCGGGGAACTCCTGCCGCCCTCTGTTACCGGTGTACTGGTAGGCCTCGGGCGCATACCAGACGTCACCGATCGGAACGACGGCGCGAGGAGGGAGCCGAACCAGCCCGAACGCTCCAGGTGCCGGCTTCATCTTCAGCCAGTAGGCGTTGTCGTAGATCCCGAGGTCGTGCATCAGCGCGTTGACCAGCCGGTAGCGGGTGATCTTGAACTGCGGCGGCAGCGGGCGCGCGATCAGCTCAGCCAGCGGATGGTCTGTGAGCCGCTTCCTGTCTGTGTCAGACACCCGCTCGAACACGTGAATGCCGAGTTGGGCAATGTTCCGCGCCAGGAACCCGACGACCGTCCGCACCTGCGGCTGCGTGCGCCAAATCGTCTCGTAGGACTCGTAGTGCCGGTCCGCCAACCGCATCGACGCTGGGATAGCCGGCGTAACCGGTCGATCCAGAGACTCCAGCTGTCCCGAGGAGATCACGAACGCCATAAGGCTCCCCCTCGGCTCAGGTCACTTGGATGAACTCGACACGTGGACGCTCGACGACCACTTCCCCGTCAACCGCAGAAGGCGCGGCTCCGGGCCGGTACATGGTCACGTCGCGCATCACTAGCAGCGGCCCGCGACGGGCCCAGAGAATGCCCTCGAACGCCTGTCCAGTAGCGAGGTTCACGACCACGCGGCGACGGTTGAGCGTGCGGCGGAAAGAGAACATGACGTCCTTTCAGACGATCAACAGGCCGTGATCGGTGTAGGCCGACTGCTGCTCCGGCTCTCGCGCCATCGCCATCGCCATAGCGGTGACGAGCGCCGACCAGCCGTCGATCTTGTCCATCGACGATTTCTTGTCTGGTTTCACGTTGCCGGCCGCGTCCATCGCGACCCGCAGGTTGTCCGTCATCCACCGCG